TCGTGACCTTCCTACGGTGGCGTTCTGCGTTAACAAGGCCCACGCAAACTTTGTAACCATGCAGTTTAACAAGGCGGGCATTAACGCTGAGGTGATGGTCGCAGAAACACCCCACGAAGAACGGCAGGCGATGATCCACCGCTTCGAGACTGGCGCCACAAAAATAATCGTCAGTGTGGGTGTGCTGGTGGCCGGTTTTGATAGTGATGTTCGCTGCATTATCTACGCCCGTCCGACAAAAAGTGAAATTCGCTGGCTGCAGGCGCTGGGCCGCGGACTGCGAACTGCACCCGGGAAAGATGCCTGCCTGATTTTTGATCACAGTGGCACTGTGCATCGCCTCGGCTTCCCTGACTCCATCGAATACGACGATCTGCCATCCACAAACGACGGCATGAAAGCGGCCGCTGCCGGCGCAACTAAGGAGCGCGAAGAAAAACTTCCGAAAGAATGCCCCGAATGTCATTTCATGAAGCCATCCGGCGTTTACGTCTGCCCAAAGTGCGGATTTAAACCGCTCGTTGGTCAGGACGTCGAGACTGACGGCACCCGCAACATCAAAAAAATGAGCAAGCACGAAACGGTTTATACCAAAAGCGACAAGCAGTCCTGGTGGAGTCAGATCAAGTTTTACCAGCGTCATCGTGCGGCGCAGGGGAAACCTGTCAGCGATGGCTGGTGTGCTCATACCTTTCAGGAGAAATTCGGCGAATGGCCCAACGGCTTAAGCGACTTTCCAATGGAGATCACACCGGAGGTCAGCAATCACATCAAACACAAACTTATCAAATTTGCTAAACGCCGCGAACGCCTGCAGCAGATGGGGAAGAAACCTGACCAGGATCTATTTCCACCTCCGAGCGCCAGTATCAACTATGAGCCTCCTGAGGGCAGCGACGGGCAATTAATTATCGAAGCAAAACGAAAACTCCAGAAAAACGTAAATAGTGCGAGTCAGTGATATGAAAACAGCAGAAGCAGCAAAAGGCCGGTGGTCAGAAATTTTTGAATATTACGGGCTGCCGCCTATCACCGGGAAAAACCATTACAAGGGAGAATGTCCGGTCTGTAAGGCGCGGGGGAAGTATCGCGTTGATGACCGTGACGGTCAGGGTACATGGATCTGTGTATGCGGTAGCGGTGACGGGATGAAGCTGCTGACCCTGACCCAGTCAAAAAGCTTTTCCGCCATCTGCGCAGAAGTGGACCAGCTCATCGGGAATAACTATCAGCGCATCAACGTGCCTTCTAACAGTTCGGCGGCGCGGCAGCGCCAGCGAGTCATCAGTAAGTTTTCCAAGTTGCTCGATTTACGGGGAACTAGCGCGGCTGGTTACCTTCTTCAACGTGGGATAAGTCGCCTGCCGGCAGAAGGCATCCGTTTTTGTGACCGCCAACGCCATGCGGGGCGCGTTTATCAAGCTCTGTATGCCCTGGCTACCGATGACAAAGCTGAGCTTTGTTACCTGCACCAGACGCTGCTGGACGGCGACAGGAAGGCAGATATTGATAGCGCCAAACGTCTTAAGTCGCTTCAAGAGGACAGCTATCTGGATCACGCCCGCTCTGTGGCCATTCGCATGTTTCCGGTATCAACGACGATCGGCATTGCCGAAGGTATCGAAACAGCACTCTCCTGTTATCAGGTTTATGGCGTCAACACCTGGGCGGTAATCAACAGCGGGTTTATGAAGAAATTCCGGGTCCCGGCAGGTGTGAAGCATCTGATTATTTTTGCCGACATGGACAAGCACTCTGCAACTGGACATGCCGCGGCGTTCGAGTGCGCCCACGCAAACCTGCTGGCGAAAAACGACCTGGTGAAAGTCAGCATACGCTGGCCGGATAACGGAGATTTCAATGATATGCTTATGAACGGCGATCAGGTTCGTGAACAAGTTTTCTATAAAAAGGTGGCAGCATGATGAACAATAACAATCTGCAACATAACCAATTCTTCACCATCGAACAGGACTTTTCGCCTGAGAAAATTACTGATGCTGAGCGCCTTGTTATGGAGCGCTTCAGTCATATTTATGCAAACTGGGCCGATGAAAAAAACTTAAGTCGTGAGGCGGAAGAACTTCGCGTAAGAGAAATTAAAGGTTTTAAAAACATCCTCCTCTCTCCCTGGACATTAAGCGATGTAACCATTGAATGGGATTACTGGGAATCCGTACTTCGTCACAGGTATAAAACACAAAATGGCGATGGCTACGTCCAGATTATCTGGGATCGGCGCGGGTGGCTCACTGACCTTTTGTGCGCCATGAAACCAGTTACCCGGGCTGAAGCATTAACAGTCTGCAAGTGGTTACTGGCATGTGACTATTTTGAGGAACGGGATTCGCTGTTTGATCGCATTATTTTGAACCTGGTCGGGGAGTGCGAAGAATGAAACTGGAAGCCTCCCTCAAACACTTTAGCCCTCAGGGCATGCATATCACCGACGACGCGAAAAGCACATCCCCGAATCGCCTGAATGGCACAGACATTATGACCGGGATCGGGGTGACCAGCAGCCGGGCACGGTTCGGGCTGGCGGCATTCTTTGGTAAGGCTGGCATCAGTAAGACCGATGAGCAACTGGCGGTTCAGGCGCTGGCGCGGTATGCAATTGAGACAGCACCAAAAAACGTTCGGAAGGCTGCGGGTAAAGCGCTGGGGCGCTGCTGCCTGATTCTGGCGCAATTTGCCTTTGCAGAATATTCCCGCTCAGCTGAAACCACCGGGACCTGCAAGGCATGTGAGGGAGCTGGTGTAACAAAATCAGTTGAGGCCGTTGTTAAGCATCCTGGGATACACAAAAGCGACGGAGAGGAAATTGTCGCCCCGATTATCAGGCAGGAGTGGGTAGTACGGCAGTGTGTTGCATGCGGCGGAAAAGGTGCCATTAACGCCCGCTGCCGCTGTGGTGGTTCCGGTCAGGTGCTGGATCGGAAAGCGACCAAAGAGCGCGGGGCACCAGTTTACAAGGCGTGTGAGCGTTGTTCGGGGAATGGATTCTCAACGGTGCCATCAACCGCCGCATACAAAGCGATTCTGATCCTCATTCCTGATCTGCACGTCAGAACATGGACCCGTAACTGGAAGCCCTTCTGCGATGCGCTGGTGGACATCTGCCGGCAGGGGGAAGAGCAGGCCGACAAAGAGTTTCAGCGAGCCACGGCATATTAAAAAGATACCGGCATTATTTTGCATTTTAGAAACAAAAAACTTGATTTTGTCCGAAGTTGTCGTGTAATCTTCAAATCGTGGGATATAACGCCCGTACGAAACCAATCAATGAAACCCTGCCACCCGGCGGGTTTTTTTGCGTTGTGCTTGCTGCGAAAATTTCTTAGGTATTGTAAGTTATCCCTGACTTATCCAGTTAATAATGAAAAGAGGGATGCTATGAATGCTTTTCCTGGTTTTGGTGGCGGGTTTCGCAAGAACGAACCGACGACTCCAAGCATTATGAGTAATAATGTTTCAGTAATTACAAAGAAAATTAATCCGAAGGGCGAAATCAAGGCAACATATTTTACATACACCAAACCCGCCACCTTCTCACCTTATGAACAAGAATGTTACTATAATGTAGCTAGAATGATTAGGGATCATGGTGGAGAGGCCATTTATGGCTGGGTGCTGTGGGAAAGCGATATTATGATAGAAGGGGAGGCTCACTGCCTTTACAAGGATCTGTCTGGTAATGTCTTTGATATAACCCCGCGGGTTTCTGGTGAAGAGAAAATACTATTCATAGAGGATTCTCGCCTAAATATCTCGCTGAAGCATATTAAAGAAACCCGTTTTTCTATGATTCAGCACACGAACCCACAGCTAATATTTAGTATGAATTTATTTGTTGAATCGAAAGCGGTTCCATTGGTGTTTGACCAAAATGAAATAAGGGTTATAAAACTAATCGATTACAAAGATAGTTTTTTATTTCAATAAATTGTAATCAATATCACAAAAGGCTGCGCATTTTCGCGGCCTTTTTCATTTGTGCCGCCAGAGCGTCATTCACTCTGTGCTTTGTCGTTAATCCATCTGGCGGCCATTCATACAGGCCCACTGTCTGACGGGCTCATAACCCAACCCGGGCAGGTTAAAGAGCGTGGGACTCCTAACCCCACAATCGCTAACGGGGTCGCTCATTCCTTTCCCCTCTTCAGAGAGGAACTCACAGCAATAAAGAGGGGCTTATGTCCGCAGAACCGATCTCGGGTACCGCAGTTGCGTCGGCGGGACTCGCTGGCGCCAGTGTATTTGGTCTGGCAACAGGCATTGATTACGGCGTCGTTTTTGGTGCTTTTGCTGGTTCCGTTTTCTACGTAGCGACCGCCGCGAACGTAACCCGGTTGCGGCTGGTGGCCTATTTCGTGACGTCGTTTATTGTCGGGGTGATAGGCGCCGGCCTTCTTGGGTCATACCTGGCGTCATGGACACACTATAGCGATCGCCCCCTTGACGCCCTCGGCGCCGTTATAGTTTCAGCGATAACCATCAAGGTCCTCACCTTCCTGAATAATCAGGAAATGAGCGGACTGATTGGCATGCTTTCCCGCATGCGGGGAGGAGGTTCAAGTGGTAAATGATCCTTCAGCGCTGGCGAATGCAGTCATTTGCGCCGTCATTGTGCTGGCATTGATGTTCTACCAACGAGGTAGTGCGAGACACCGTCCGGGCATATCCGTTCTGGCTTATCTCATGGTGCTGGTTTATGCCAGCATCCCTTTCCGTTTCCTGTTTGGCCTGTACGAGTCATCCCACTGGCTGGTGGTGCTGGCTAACATTCTTATCTGCGGCGCGGTTCTCTGGTTCAGGGGGAATATAGCGCGTCTGGTTGATGCACTGAGGCACTAATGAATCAATCACAATTTCAAAAGGCGGCTGGCATCAGCGCCGGGTTAGCTGCGCGCTGGTTTCCGCATATTACAGCCGCGATGAAAGAGTTTGGAATCACTGCTCCACTCGATCAGGCAATGTTCATTGCCCAGATGGGACATGAGTCCGGAGGCTTTACCCGGCTGGTGGAAAATCTGAACTATGCAGCAGATAGCCTTGTGCCTACGTTCGGTAAACACCGTATCACCGCCCAGCAGGCCGCCGCACTCGGCAGAACGGCAACGCAGCCAGCTAATCAGCGAGCAATCGCGAATCTGGTGTATGGGGGCGAGTGGGGCAAAAAGAATCTCGGTAATCAGGTTGCCGGTGATGGCTGGAAATATCGTGGTCGCGGTCTGAAACAAGTCACGGGCCTGAGCAACTATCGCAGCTGCGGATTGGCGCTGAAGCTTGAACTTGTCACCCAGCCTGAGCTGCTGGAGCGAGATGATTACGCAGCGCGTTCAGCCGCATGGTTTTATGTTTCCCACGGTTGCCTGCTTCATTCCGGCGACGTGGAGCGTGTAACGCTGCTTATTAACGGTGGTCGAAACGGTCTGGATAAACGCCGAGCGCTGTTTAACCTGGCTAAATCTGTACTGGTATGAGGTCACTATGGGCATTGAAATGATTATTGGTCTGGCAACTGCTTTGCTGGCGGTTATCGCTGGCGCGTTCGGTATTGGCCACGCTCGCGGGACCAGTAAGGCAGAAGCCAAAGCCGATCAACAGCGTACCGAAGAGAACGCCGCCGCCACCGTCGCCGCGGCAGAACGTAAGGCGGAAGTCATGAAAGGGGCCAGTGATGTACAGCAGACTGTTAGCCATATGCCTGATGACGATGTTGATCGGGAGCTGCGCGAAAAGTTTACCCGCCCCGGTAGTCGTTGATACGGCCTGCAGTTGGGTTCGCATTATCTACCTGACTGACCACGATATTGATGTGCTGGATAAGCAGACCAAGCGCGACATCCTGGCGCACAACAAAGCAGTGCAGGCTAACTGCCCGCAACCAACCGGCAGGGTTACGCGATGACCAAGGCAAAGAATATTGAGTTTCGACTGAGCAAACTTGAGAAAGGGCCAGACAAGAAGGTGCTGGCCTTTATGGATAATAAGGCTAAAGCTATTGCAGGTATTTTTTTTGCTCAGGCTCTACGTCCTGTGAAGAGAAATTAAGTACCTCTTTAAAAACATTCGCATAAGCAGCATTCATTTTTTCTATGGTTTCCGAAGTAACATCGCTCGTATGAGAAAAATCGAAATTATCCATCAATTTTTCTTCTGAAATGATTTCTATTGCACGAAGCAGAGGGCCTTTTTGTTCTTCAGGCAGGGTGTGAATGATAAAAGCAATGATGCTTCCTAGAGCTGTTATCCGGGCGTGGGTTTCATAAATATGGTCATTCATAGTTTCATACCTGTTCTGTTTGGTTTGGCGATTTAACAGTATCAGGCAGAGATGACGACTGCCACCATGTGGCAACAGATACACGTGACGCCTCGCAGTAGCGGGGCTTTTTATTACCAGAAGCAGGAGAAGAAGCATGTTAACAGTAAAAGTGATGTCACCAGATGGTGGCGAAGAAATCCATAGCGGCCTGAGCGTTGGTTTCAACCCCAACCAGCAGAGTATTGCCGTATCGGGAATGGACCAGAACGCATTCCTGAAGCAGGGAGAGGTTGCCTATGTGATGAACGCAAACGGCAAGACCATTTCCCGTTACGAACACAGGGTCCAGCAGTAGGCATTACAGAAGCTCCTGAGCTAGGGGCTTCGATAATGCTAAACCGAAAAATCGGGTTAAAGCCTGATAAAAAACCCCGTGGAGGAAATCCCAAAACTACGGGGTGCTGAACAGCCAGCCAATGACGGATTGTAGCCACGTAGCTGGTGTATTTTCTACTGGGTGAGAATAAAAATGAGAGCCAGGAAGGCTTGAGAGTGGCTCATCCATGAGCTCACGGGTAGAACGGCAGACTTTGTCATGGCAGAGCAAAGTCATAAGTTAGTTTAGGTAACATTTCGGATATAACAAGCGTAGCGGGGTATTCCTAATAATGGAGCACCGCAGCTATAGCTTTACAGGAGCCATTCACCGAGTGGCTTCGATAATGCTCCCCACATCGCACAGAGGTAAGACATGGCAGAGATCACACCAGCAGAACAGATTCGACTAAATCTGCTCTCCACCCTGAACTACGACACAGCAGCTGCAAAAGAGGCTATTGCGTTCGTTCAGGATAGCCAGCTCAAATATCAGCTGTTCATCCAGCAGTACAACCGCGTGACAACTGAATCAGAAGTTGTGGCGCGGACCATCAAAGCGGTTCAGGAGTCGGCGGAAGCGTTAGCGCTGTTTGATACCGCGGCTGAGCAGGCCAGTTAAGGCATTACAGCAGGCATTCACGTAGTGCCTGTGATAATGTTAAAGCTCCTGTATAAGGGGCAGTTGTATGATGTCATGCAACGAAGCAACCAAACTATGGAAAGTCCGGGTAATGGTTTTGGAGTGAATGTGACGTTTCGCAACGATATAGATGGCTACTTTTTCCTGTTGCTTAGTATGTGGCCAGTGCTAATGGTTTTATTCCTGGGATTGTCCTCTGCATTTTACGGTGTGTTAATGCCTAAAACGGCAATTGCTTGTCTGGTGATCGCTGCCGCTGTGGGTACCGTTGGGTGGTTCTATGGATAGGCATCCTGGAAACATTTGGTCAGGTTATAGACTGTATTACAGCAGGCATTCACTGAGTGCCTGTGATAATGATAAATTACTTACTCACACCTTTTGTGAGGTAAGAGAAATGAAGCATCTTGTACATTCTTTTTTATCTGTATCATCTGACGGTGCAACTATTAAGTACGAAATATATTCTCAAGATCAGGAATTAGGACATTTAAAGAAGATCCCGGAGGGTAGTTGTCAGATCATTAAGTCGATATATCAAAAGGATAGCAATAGTTTTAAGTTAATAGACTTAAACGTAAATGTTGAGGATTTATTTAAGGCAAATCAACCCAAGCCAAATACTTGGTACTCGGATGGGCAAGACCGTGTAAATCTCGACATGCTTATCAATTATCTTGATAACTTAAAATAATTGTAAGTTGAAATCATTTAGACCTCGAATCCCGAGGTCTTTTTTTTGGAGGTTTTATGCGCCTGACTGTTCTCAGTAACGACCCTGGTGAACGTATATGGCCTAGCCGTGAACGCATAACGGTGTACCTCAACGGTGTCGAGGTCAAGTACGTTTTTACCGCCGATGATCAGAAGGGCGAAGTTATCGCTGCTACGCTCGACTGTCTTGGCAACCTCATAGCCGAGAATGGCGAGATTAAGCGCCAGAAGCTGTTAGGTCAGGTGAGGATAGAGCGATGCCCGCGCTAATACCCCGCGCCTGCCGTAAGCGTGGATGTCCTGGAACTACCACAGACCGCTTAGGCTACTGCGAGAAGCACCGCAACGA